TCGAGGTTGCGCTTCTCCAATCACCACCAGAGCCGCGCGATCGTCTTTTCAGCTGACGCGACAAATAAGTCGAAGCTCTCTGCAAATTTCGTCCCAATGGATTGCGAAAGGAACAGATCTAGCACGTGGGGCAGGTCTTCCATCCCGTTCGTCTCCCCTGCGACCGAGCAGCCAATATATGTCCCTGGAAGGCTTGCATCTTGCTTCGGCACGATCGTAAATGCCGCATCTGTCGATTTTCCATTGCTCCGTTGATGCGCTTCGATCGCCCTTTCGATGTCGTCCGGCCGCCCAATGACTCGAAATCCCCACGTGATTTCCTTAGACCCGGCGCCACTTGGCTGAGACCAGGCCTGCGTGTAACCAACGAGACGCAGCGCGCGGGCTTCGACAGGTTTATCGAAGGTGACCACGGACGTTCGGGGTTCCTCCGAGTCCAGGAGGTCGTAAGGGAGCAACCTGACTTCCGCACGACCGAACGCCGCCCTTTCCTCCTTAAGGACCTGGAAAAAACGCGGGCTGCAGGAAAGAAAGGCGTCCACGACCTTGTCGGCACTTTCGCGCGGCAGTGAACATTGCGGCGCCACGTCACCGCTTCTCTCGCAAATGCCTCCCCGGCTCATATCCTCGAAGGAATAGGGGTCGATCGTAGCCAGAACAACGCCGCCAAGGGCGATGGCGACACCGCACAGGCCAAAGGCGAGATAAAGCGCAACGAGCACAAACGTCTTCATGTCTTGTTATTTTCCGAGATGTGAATGCGGCCATCGCGCTCATAGAACATAACGGAAACAAATGCAAGCATTACGAGCGCTGACGACATTCTTCAATCAATCGGCAAACCCTGATATCAGTTCTCGGAGTGAACCGCTTCCGGGGAAAAGCCAATTCCAGAAACCTCCAGCGTTCAGTGGTCGTTTTGATGACGGCACTTGTGTTGCGGGTTCGCAATTCCCACCTCGGTGGTAAATGGGCGAGCCGAGACTCGCCCATTTATATTCAGCCTGCCTCGCTCAGCCCGAAGAGGTCGGCAGCGACGCCGAGGCCCTTCTCGTTCTTCACCTTCAGCGTGCCCTCGCCTATGATCACACCCTTGTCGGCGTCGCCGGTCTTGGCAACGTCCTTGTCTTCCTGGATCTTTCGCAGCCAGAGGAATTCCAGCATGTCGGTATCGAGGAAGAAGGCGTTGCGCGCCGTCGCCGCCGTCGCCGCCTGAACGCGGTTCGGGTGGATCATGACGGTGCCGAACGGGCCTTCGTAATAGTCGGCCGTGGCAACGATGGTGTTGCGCTCGCCGCCTTGCGAGACCGCGTAGCGGAACGGCGCCACATTGCTGTCCGACATGAAGGTGACGAACACGCTCTTGACGTAGGGCGATACCGAGACGTGGCGGAAATTGGCGCCGCTCTGATAGCCCGCCTGCATCACGCTATCCAAAATGGATTTGGTGAATGCGCGCTGCTCGCCATCGGTCGGGGCCACCGTAAGCCCGGTCGCATTGTCGAAACCGCCATTGGCGCCGCCGGCACCGCGGGAAACATTGGTCTCGATCCAGGTGTTGAGCGAACCGAATTCGCGCGTCGCGCCGGCGACCGAGGCGTTGGTGTCGACGATGGCATATTCGACGTCCTTGCGGATTTCGATGCCCTTCTTCAGCTTCTGGTATTTGCGCTTCTGGACGTTGCCGGCCTCGGAAACGACTTCCTGCGTACCGGAGATGATCCAGTCCTTGCGCATGATCTGGGTATAGTTGCCCAGGCGCTCGGGCGGGGTGATGGCGCCGAAGGCATATTCGTCACCTTCGCTCTTGATGTTCTCCCCCGGAGCAGCAAGCTCGTCCGTTTCCCATTCGGGGTGAATGGAAACGCACTTGCCCTTTTCGATGAGCGAATAGATCGGGGTGTCCTCGGGCGTGATGCGCGAGACCACATCGGAGAGTTCTTCGCGGTTGCCCACGGCTTGAGTGGTCATATAGGTATTGGCAAGAGCTGCCATGTTCTGATCCTTCGAAAGCGTTTGCAGGACAAGTGGCGATCCGGTTTTCCGTCCGCAAACGCGACAAGTGTTTGAAGATGGGGGTTATTCGAAATCGATCAGGAGCGCGTCCTTGATCGAACCTGTTTTTGCCAACCTCTTCATCGCATCCTGGTTCTTGCGTGCCTGAGGGTTCGCCGGGCCCTTCGGCTTGCTTTTCGCTGTGGCCGGGGGCGCGTTTGCCACCTTCGTCAAGGCCTTGCTCTTCGCCTGTTCTGCCCGAAACCCGAGCATGGCGTAGTGCATGACCTTGAAGTAGCGGTGGTCGGTGAAGCCCTGCATCTCGTCCTGGGAAAACCCGAAATCCTCACCGGCCTTGAAAGCTTCGGCAAAAAATCTCTCTCGGGCATCCTCCCTCGCGAGGCGCGGGAAGGCTTCGAGCAGCTTCGCGTTCTCGGCCGCAAGGGTTTCCTGCGTTGCGGCCTGTTTGAGTTCGTCGCCCACCCGTTTCGGCTCGGCGCTCACGTCGATGAGGCGCTGAACCTGTTCCAGAGCCCCGTCGTAAACAGCCTTCTGGCGCGTGTACTCGGCCGGATTCTGGATCGCCAACATTCGCGTCGGCTCGGCCGGCAGCTGCTGGATCAGGAATTCTGCGATGGCGTTCGCCGTTGTGGCGACGCGGGTTGTCATGGTCTCGAGATTTCGGCCCTTATTGCCGAGTTCCTGAGTTTTGTGGCGGTAGTCGCGCTCCCGCAAATAGCCGAGCTTCAGTTCCTCCAGGGGAACCTGCTCGCCCCCTTTCAGGGTAATGATCGTGTCCGGGGCTTCGTTGGACTCCTCGCCCTCTTCGCCGGGTTCGGTTGTCTCGTCGCCCTGGTCTGCGGGTTCGCCGGTCTCTTGGCCCTCGTCTTCCGGGGCCTCATCCGTCGCATCCGTCGATTGCCGCTCTTCCTCTTCCCGTTCGTTGGTCTCGGAGGACTCGGCGAAGTCGAGGTCGACGGCGTGATCGAAGCTGAGTGCGGGGCGACCGCTATCACTCTCCCCGGACGGGAAGTTGGTGGCTGCGTCTGTCATGTCTGGCTTTGCCTTTCAGAGCACTTCAGGAAGACCGCGATGGTTCTCCCGGGAGGTGCGTAGTTTCGAGAGGTCGATGGTTCGGTGGTTCAACGAAGGGCTGAACCCAACGAGGTTTAGCCGCGGCCTAGGCCGGGGCGCCCTTTCCGCAGGCAGAGGATTGTTCCTCGGCGAGGAACTTGATCTTGCCTTTGAAATTCCGGATAGCCCGCACTTCGGCCGCAAAGGCCGCGCGGGTCTCGTGATCTGTGTGCCTTGCGTTGACGCAAGCATTGACGGCCGCCGTTTCGAGCTCGCCCATCAGCAGGTGAAACAGCGGCATGTCGAGCAGCGCCTGCGCCGCTGCGATCCGTTCTTCTGGCTTCATGGCAGGCTGTCTCCTGTGCATTGTTAAGCGGTCCATCCTCGCAACCAGCGAAAATTTGCACGCAATGATTGAGTTTGACCTTGAACTACGTGCCGGCTGTGGCACTGTCTCAACATCTTGTGAGATGCAATTCATAGGGGAACATCATGGACAGGGATGAGAGCGCGGCGAACGCGCGCAAACCGAGACCATCCGCCTGGATCACAATGCTCATTGGCTGCATGTCAGCCGCGATCGGCCTGGTGCTCGTTGGGCACTTCCCGGAGTATGGTTACTGGGCCAGGACGGGGCTGTTCGCCGCGACGGTCTTCGTCTCCATATGGCTCCTCAGCCATGCCCATGCAGCTATCCACAGACGCCGCAATCGTGCATAAATGAATGACCTGTGGCGTGATGCACCCGCGATAAGCAGCGTAGCCGGGGCCGGCAACAGGCCATGCCATGCCCCGGGTAGGAATGCCGTCAAGCTCAAGTCTGCAATTAATATAAACTGGGACGTAGTGTCTTGATGACGCCCGAACCGCTGTAAACCACCGTATATTTCTCCAGGTAAAAGAAGCTCCCCATTCCAAGGAGATATTGTCCATAGTCCCAGTATTCGTTCGGCCCGTCTCGCACTGCCGTGCCGATGTTCCCCCGCCATCGGCCGGCAGCAGGAGACGTTGGAGGGCTTCGCCGGGCTCCAGATTGAAGCGCAACAGGTGGCGTACCGGTTCGTCGCCATAGTCACGCATGTTGGGCTCCCAAAGCACCACTTCGACGGCGATTACATTGCTGGATCTGTTCTCGACATAAACGATGACTTTCCTCGAAAGCAAGTTACTCAACATGAAGACGACGAGCAAGGAAACTATAAAAAACAGACCCAGTACGTATTTGGCAATACGCAGCAGCGTGTTTCTTTTAATCATCGTTTTAGTGCCTGAAATGGACTTGTAATTAGCCGGCGTTTTTCCAGCTCATCGGCGACTAGGTCGAAGATCTGCTCGCCGCTTGCATCTTTATTGGCCGAGCCGATCCGTCGTCCGACCCTGTTGTTGTAAAGGTCCATGTAGACTTCGGCATACGGCCCTTTAGAAGACCGTTCATAGGCGTCACCCAGCATGGCGGCGTCCTCCTCGTCGCGTTGGGCCATCAAGGCGCTCCAGTAAGCGTGCCGGAAGGCATCGCGGCAATCGTTATGCGGACGCTTGTTGGCGCGGGCATAACCGTTGCCCGGAGCGCATTCGGGCACATTCAACTCAGGCGCCACGGCGCTGGCGGTTCGAGAATCCCCCCATGCCGCAAGGCCGTTCAACGGTCCGGCGCGCAATGCGGCCTCGTATTTGCCCATGCCTTCGGGAGACCATCCAAATTCCGCCGCCAGTTTTTCCCGTTGGTATCCGGCGAGCCCCCCCTGTCCCTTCTTGAAATAGCCCGGATACTGGTAATATGCGGCTCCGAGCGCGTTTGCGGCGTCAACCTCCGCCGCACCCAAAGGGCCGCTCCCGCTCGATGGCTGGGTGTCCGCCACCTGCCTTGCTGGCGGCATTCGGGCCGGCGATTGTTTCGGCTCGCCCAACATTTTCTGGACTATTTGGTTGCGTAAATATTCGCTCATCCGTCCCTCCGACAATGACCACCGGACACGGGGTGCCACCGGGCAAAAGCTCGGCGACACTGCTCTGCGTTCAACTATGGGCGACTATGGGTCGCTGTGCGAACCGCCAGCTTTTTCACAAAGAAGTATTCCAGTAACGTATAAATCAACAAAAACAGAGGATAGTGCCAGTTAATCCAGGTAACTGCAAATGACACCAATACAAAAAAATGTATTCTTTCCATAGCAACAGTGTAATTCGCTGGATTTACGAAAAATATATATACGAAATGTAGCGCAATAATGGGGAATATCGACAAAGTTATATATAACAACCTCAATGACAAACGAACGTTTGGCAACGGAGCGAATGCAAAGACGTAGCATGTCGAGGCGAATTTCGCCCGTTCATAAGAAAAAAGATTGCCGTAGTACCATTCGGCAAACGTAAGCATGACGGCATAGCAAAGCAGGACTCGTATTGTATTGAGTGCCGCATAACGCATCCGATATTCCCCAATTTGCCTTCTCGAACGCTTTTGACAAAATTCTCGTTCGCTTTCCTTTACATCTCAGGCGATTGTGGCGCATTTATGCCACCTTAGGTAGTTCATTCAAGACAATAGGGCAAGATCCGCTTCGCCATCCCGCGAGGCGATGGGCGCTTCCCTCCATCGCTCGCACGCATCAGTCAGCCCCTGCGCCGGAGCGTGTTGAAAAGACCGCCCAAGCGGGGTCACGCCAAGGGAAGAAACTCATCGAGCGCGGGTCTGCATTCACCAGATCTCGGTCCTCGGCAAACTGCACCGTAGCTGCAACGCGCAACCGCCATGCCGTTCGCCGTTGGTTTGATCCCCAAAGCCTCTCATTTGGAAAGGAGTTGCCTGAGGCTCTCCAGGTCATGCGCTTCCCCGACCGCGCGCTTCGACTGTCGAAGTTGCCGGTCAAGTTTGGTCGGCCACATCGTTTCTTGTATTTCGGCAAAGGGACCGACCCCGTTTATTGCCCGCGTTACGTTGGTTGTGCAGTCAAAGAACCCGCCGCCGCCGATGTCATCGGACCGCTTGATTATTTCAGCCTCCTCTTCGGGCGTTGTTGCATATTTGCGTATCGTCACATTTGGACCATCCAGCAGTTGATATTTGAGGTATTCCTCGGGTGACACATCGGGCCCGTAGAGGGCGCGCCCGCTTCCCATTTCCCGGTTCATATAAGTGCCGGAAGGATCATAGAGGAACTTTCCCTCCGGATCGCCGTCGTCCGGGATAATGAAAAGGCCGCTATGCATTTCGTTACCGAACCAGCCCGTCGGATTCGTATTGCTCACTACATATGTCGCGGCCACCTCCGTGCCCTTGCCATCCGGCGGGCGCGGGCTCGCCACGTTCGGCGAGAAGCTGTTCGCCGCCTCGCTGAAATCGCGCAGTTCCAACGCGAATGTCGTCTTTGGAATTTCATCATAAACATCCTGCAATCCACGAATTTGCCTTCTCACCCCGGCAACCCTCCTATATGTGCCGCTGCAAGCGGCTCGCCGCCCATGATTTCCACGGCGTTCTGCTGTCGTTTCAGGTTCAGTTCGGCGTCGATCTGGTAGCGCTTCAGCGCGACCTTCTGCTGGATTTCGGCAAGCTTCAGCTCGCGTCCGATCTCCAGCTTCCGCCGCTCGTTTTCCGCCGTCAGCCGCGCCTTCTCGGCCTCGGCCTGCGCCTGCATCTGCAGTTTCTGCATCTCGGGATCAGGCTTGGAGGCAGCCGCCTGCATCCGCTGCCGGAGCTCTTCCGGCGCCGGCTTGGTGAAATAGAGGTCGGGCGATTTCAGCCCCGCCGCCTCCACCGATTTGGCGATGCCGTTATAGAGATTGTCCGGCGAGACGTAGGGGTTGTCCGGCCCCAGCGCCATCAGCAGCTTTTCCTGCAATTGCAGGATCATCTGGATCATCATCATGTCGCGCTCGCGGGTGCCTGCCCCCAGCCCGGTATTGATCGTCGCGTCCATCTCCGCATTCCAGTGGCGCGGGTCGAAGGTCACCCACTGTCCGCGCAGGCGCACGGCGCGCGGCCGGTCCTGATGCTTGACGACAAGGCGCAGCAACCCGCGAAAAACGCGCCTCAGCCCCTGCGCGAAGGTGCGCACCATCAGTTCCGTCTGGCCGATGCCGGCCTGCTCGACCAGCGCCGTCGCCCGCGCCGTCATGTTCTGCAGCGCGTCCGGCGCCATGCCGCTCGATGCGTCGGAAATGCCGGTGCGGTCGGTCGCCTCCTGGTCCAGGTAGGAAAGCATCGCAAAGGATTCCTTGGCGACGAAGGGCACCATGGTGTAGCCGAGTGCCGCGCGCGCATCGATCCCCTGGCTGACCCGGATCGGCTGGCCGAATTTGGGGTTGAGCACGGCTTCCGGATTGGCGATCGCGCCTTCCTGGACGATCGGCTGCTGGTTGTTCTGCCAGTAGAGATTGTCGAGCGTCTGGCGCATCAGCACCGTCTTCACCCGCTGGATCTCCGCCATGTCGTCGGTCACCGAACCGCCCTCGCGCTGGTGCGGCCGGCGTTCGACGATGAGATCGGCAAAGGGCACCTCATCCCATTCCTCGTTGGAAAGCAGGTTCTCCTCGCTTGTGCCGCCGGCAAAGACGAGCCGGCGCAGTTCCGCGATGCCGTCGTCGTCGGCGTCCACCTTCACGTAGAGCTCGTAATAATCCACCTCCTCGAGCGCCTTCGGCACAGCATCCTTCGTCTCGAAGGCGTCGCGCCTGCGTGTGGATGCCTCATCGCGGCCGCCGCCGGCCTCGGCTGCCGGGAGGCCGTCGATCAGGTCCCGGTCATAGCCCATCGCCACAAGGTCCGAACGGCGCATCCGCATGGCAATGCCGGTGATCGGGCTGTCGGCGATCGAGATCGCATCCGGATGAATCAGAAATTCCTCGAGCGGCACCGCCGCCAGTCGCGGCGTCCCCCGTTCGGCCCGGCGGCGGATCTTCACGCTGTAGCTCGGCTGCTCCAACAGCCCTTGCGGCGTTTCCATTCTTTCGACGGTTTGCGACTGTTCCAGCACCTCCACCTCGTCATCGCCGACGAGCTGGATGAGTGACGCCTCGTCGAGCCCGCTATGGGTCGAAACCGAGACCGATATCTGCTTCTCGTACCACCAGCGGATGATGCCGTTCCGGAGCTTCAGCGCGTCGTGAGCGGCATCCTGCACCGCGTCGTAGCCGTCGCTTTCGGGAAAGACGACATAGTTGATGTAGTCGGTCGCCTGGCTTGCCGCCGCCTCGTCGCCCTCGTTGACAGGGGCGTATTCCACCACCTTGTCGTTGCCGAGGATCGTGCGGATCAGCGAGGGCAGCACCTTCTTGATCGCCGCCCGCACGTCGCGCGAGACCACCTTGGACCGGTTGGCGTCTGCGGCCACGTCCTTCATCGTCCCGTCGTAATATTCCATAGCCTTGATGCGATCGACCGCGAGCTCGTCGCGGTAGCTTTCGCAGTCCTTCACCAGCTGGCTGACGAGTGCGGACAGGCGTTCATCGGTCATTGCGGCCATCAGAGAACCTTTCGGGCGGTGAATTTCCAGTTTGCGTTGCCGCCGATTGCCCGTGCATGGCGCTTCATCATCAGCGCGTAGCGCGAGGCGGCGAGGAGATCGTCGCGCTCCTTGACGATCCTGCCGTCCTTGCGGTGATACAGGCGGAATTCCTCGAACCATTCCGTGCAGGTGGAAAACACCTTCCAGCGCCCGGTCTGCATCCGCTGCAGCATGTCGGAAAGCCCGGCTTCGACGCCGTTGGTTCCGTCGTCGAAGGTCGCCCTTTCGGGAAGAAGCGCCAGCCCCTGTGCGCGGTACTGGGCCGCCAGTTGCTCGCCGCTGCCCTTGTCGTGCTGCAACCCGTCATGGGGCCACGCCCAGGGCAAGGTTCCGCCCCAGGGTTTGAGGGCTGCCGCGTGGATGATCGGCGTCGATTCCCGCTCGCGATAGAGCTTGGTCACATAAAAGACATCGGCATCCCGGTCCCAGGCGCAGCCGACGGCCGCGAAAGGATGGTCCCAGCCGAAGTCGAGTCCGCCGATCTGGACCCAGTGCTTTGGCATATCGAACGGATCGACACGAATGCTCTCCTCGGTCACGGGAAAGATCCGTCCGGAGCCGAGGGCCGGTACGCCCTTGGTGCGCGCCTCGCGCTCATGGGCGGGATAGCTGTCGATGATCCGCCGGCGCTCCTCGGGCGTATAATGTTCCGCATCCTCGATCGTCATGGTGATGACCTCGCGGTCCGCAGACTTTTCCATCAGGTATCTGGCCACCACGGCGCTCAGGCCCTTGAGCGGCGTGAAGGTCACGGCGATGGAACCGCGGGTCGCATTGGTGCGGGTGATCCCCTCGAAATAGACGTCCTCAGGCGGCTCCTCGTCGAACCAGACATAGTCCACCGTATTGGCCTGCCACTTGGCCCGTCCCTGCTCGTAAGCCTTGAAGAGCAGCGTCGAGGCTCCGCCTGCAACGTGCCGCACCGTCACGCTGTCGAGAGCCCCGGAAGCGCCGGAACGGCGCGTCGTCGCCTGGATCGTCGCCCTGGGCACGAATCCGGTGCCCCATTCCTCTTCATTCAGCGGCGGGCCGATCAGCAGCCGCTGCACCCCGTCACGCGTCAGCTCGTAGGATTCCGAGCCCGCGAGCATTGCGACCGGCCGGTCGAACCGCCTTCCCTGCCACCATTCGGGATAGCGTCCGGTCAGATGCATGGCCGCCTCCGCCGCGCCCGCAAGCGTCTTGCCGAGCTGGTTTCCCGCCATGAACAGCCTCTCGCGAAAGGTCGCGCCGGCCGCATGGAACTCCCGCTGCTTGGCATAGGGCTGATAGCTTGAAAGGATATTCGTTCGTTGCCGCCGATGGAGCTCCGCCATCAGCGACATCTGTTCCTTGAGCATCGCGGAAAGGCCGAACGCAGCGGTGCCTTCGGATGGGTCGGGTGCGCTCATCCGTGATCCTGTCTCTTTATTTGGAATTGCGGCGGCAGAGGCCGGAGCTCTCCGCTGGACTGCGGCGGGATAAGCTCAATAATGCTCAGTCATGATCATCGGCGCGCCGGCATGCATGCGCCGCAACGGGAGAAAGATCATGATCGAAGGTCATTGCCATTGCAGGGCGGTCCGCGTTGCGGTCCCCGTCCGCCCCGAGACGCTCGGCGATTGCAACTGCTCTCTCTGCAGCAGGCTCGGAACCCTTTGGGGCTACTATCCGTCAAACGAGGTCGCCGTCACCGATCCGGAAAGAAAGCTGGTCGGATATGTTCAGGGAGACAGGACCCTGACTATGCACCACTGCAGCGTCTGCGGCTGCACCACCCATTATTCGCCCATCGGCGGCAACACGTCCCGCATGGCGGTTAACATGCGCATCTTTGATCGTTCGGTCTGGGAGGACATCCCGCACCGTCTGATCGACGGCGCGAGCTGGTAATCAGCAGTCTTTCTTGCTTCGTGGCCTTCAGATTCTGCCCATCAGAAGCAGTATCAGCAGAACCACGACCAGAACGCCAAGAATGCCTGAAGGGCCGTAGCCCCAGCCGGACGAATAGGGCCAGGCGGGAAAGGCGCCGATCAGAAGCAGGATCAGGATAATGAGCAGGACGGTGCCAAGCATATCGCGGTTCTCCCTTGCACAATCGAACTTTCCGAGAACGAAATAACGCGCCAAATCAAGTTTCTACAGCGACTTTTGCGCGTCTCGAAAGAAGTTGGAGCGCTACAAAGCGCATCGTTCATCCTAACGAATGCGAAAATCCGGATTATGTTCCACGCCCCTCGCGATGCATTCAGGGTGAAGCGCAATCAGAAGACGCAATTTCCTCCGCCCGACCCTGGCTTTTCGAGCTGTCACGCCGGGAACAGCAGTACCGCACGAATGAGCCCTATATCGGGATATTCTCATATGCGTGAGAACATGCTAATTTTCTTGTTTTTATCGGAGGGGAGCCCGATGCCACGTATTGCAAACCTTTATTTCAAAACAGCGATTGTCTTTTTGATCCTTGGCATTTCGATCGGCCTGCATATGTCGATCTCAGGAAACCATGCCGCGACGGGCGCTCATGCTCACGCCAACCTGCTGGGCTGGGTCACGATGGCGATTTTCGGCGGCTATCATGCGCTCAACCCCCAAAAGGCGGCGAGGCGGCTGGCGATGATACAATACGCCGTCTACACCTTCGGGGTCGCGGTCCTCATTCCGTCTCTATACCTGCTGCTATCAGGCAATACTGCGGTGGAGCCGATCGTCGCCGTCTCTTCGCTCATTGCCTTTGCCGGCGTTCTGCTCTTCGCCGTCATCATCTTCTCGAGCAGCGAAGCGCCTGTTTCGGCAAGGGTGGCGCCGACCCATTGATGCTATGCCCTTGCGGGCGGCGGGCGCTTCCGCATGCCGCCTGCCCTCTTCTTGCCGGAGATTAAGGGCCGGATCGCCGCATCCAGGGCCTGGATGCGCTCGATGAGCTGTTCGTCGGACAGCTCGTCCGCGCAGCCGGTTGCGGCACTCAGATCCTTCGGCAGGATCGACGAGACGAGCTTCAGATAGGTTTCCGGCTTCTCCTCGCGAATGCGGGCAAGCACGCCGACGCCATGCTGTGCGAAATCCGCCTGCACGGCGCAAAGAAAGCTGCTCCCCAAGGGGTCGCGCGACCCCGCGGGCGCCAGGCCCGCAGAGGAAGACCTCGCCGCCGCTTCGGCCCGCGCCGCGATATCCGACATGGCGCTTTGATCTTTGGACATTACGCTCTCCCGCTTGTCTTCATCGCTTCCCTTGCGCAACGGCTCGTCTTGTGAGGCGTGTACTCCAATTTTACTGCTACCCCTAATTGCGCCAAAATCTCAGATCAGATTGCGGCCGTAATGGGCGGCACCGCCCGGATCTCGACGAGCCGCCGTCACACCGCAGGGGGGAACATGAATCAAATCTTCGCCACGATATTGCTAGCCGCCGCTTCGACCCTCCCCTCCATCGCGGCAGAAACCGGCGAGCCTCGCTATTTTGTGAAGGCTTGGCTTGAGAAGGCCGACAGAAGCTTCGAACACACCACCGGCTGGTGCGATGAGAAAGACCGCTGCTTCGTGCCGATTGTCGAACATATCATCGAGCTGCGTGACCTGACCAGTTCGAGCTACAGACTCAAATTCTGGTCCGACCCCTGGGAGGAGGAGCCCTGCTGCATCTCCCGCACCGGTTCCTCCGAACTGGATCTCTGGAGCGGGCACCCCCGCGTGGTCCCTCTTTATTACACCCCTAAGGCAGGCGATCGAGGGGTGATCCCCTTCGGCAAGCTCATCATCGCGGTCGAGGACCTCGACGCACGAGATAAAGCGCCTGAAACGCCTCGCCTGTGACTGGCTCAGTGAGGAGAACGGTGCGCAGTGATCAGGCAACCTGTCGCTTACTCTCTCCACCCGGAGACCGCTTGTTTGAGGGTCATCCTGGGACCCCAACGATAACTAACCTGCCCTTGCAGCCAAGATCCGCCGCTTTTTCTGATCAGGTCGTTGTCGGGTAAGCCGTACTTATCGAATGTTGTTTTTTTCGTCATAAAGATTCGGCTGATTACTATATGGATCCTCGTAAACACTGTTCCGCTCATAATCGTCAGCGCGATTCTGCGCCTCTTGAATCGAAGAAATTATGCTGTTCAGCTGCGCCACTCCATCTTCGTTAGACACCTTCGGCAACAGAAACTTCAACTCGTTCTTCACGTCTTCAAGGTTCTTCTGCAAACCGCTTCGGCCTACTCTCGCTCCGGCCGCGTTGGCATCCTCGTCCCGTGGATCCTTGGAGAGGCCTCCCAAAGGCTTCCGTGGCCCTTCAGGCAAATAGGCGTTGGGGCCGTATAAAGCTGCCTGGAGCAGATCTTCGGCATACGCTTTGGCATCTTCAGGGCTGAGCGTCGAGGGGTTCTTCGCCGTCAGTCTGTGTCGTTCGATCTTCCCCACCGGTGCGGCTCCATCAACCGGGCTTTTCCGTTCACTCATAAGCCTCTCCTCAAGGTTGGTGATGTCGCGATGTTGTCCGGGTGCAAGAATTTCATTGCGGCCGACGATGGCGCCACTTGCTTGAGCGCCGCTAGTTGGCGCTTGGGTCATGCAAGTTTGAATCGACGCGTCTCCAATCCGAAACCGCCTGGCGGGTTCGGGGAGACGCGGAGGCGCATCGCCGGCCGCACACGGCGCCGCAGCGTCTTGGGACGCGCTGGATCGCCGTGAGCCTTGATTTCAATATGACGAAGAGTTCCGCCGAAAGGAGCAGCCTCCAACCGTGACGCCGCGGCCTGAGCGCGGCCTCACCTCCGCGCCTTCATTCCTGTGCCTGTCACAGGAATCC